CAGTAGAAACTCCAGTAGAATCAGAACCTGAAAGGGCTCCTGAAGTGTCTATTGAAGAAGTTCCAGCACCAGTGACAGAACCCGAAGCTCCAGTCGTAACCGAAGAAGAAGAAACCCCTAAGGAGGAACCTGCTGTGGCAGAACCTGAAGTAGCACCAACAGTTGAAGCACCTGTTGAAGTTGCTCCTGTAGAAACACCAGCTGTACCTGTAGAAGCCCCTGTATCGGAACCAGCACCGGTAGCAGAACCCGCGCCTGCTGCTGTTGAACCGGTAGAAGCTCCTAATGTCCCAACAATTGAAGCCTTGGTAGGAACAATTGCCGACCTAGAAGAAAGGGTTGCCGAGTTTGGTGACATTTCTGACAAGTTGGCACAACTACAAGGAACGTTAGATAAGTTGGCAACACCATTGGCCGTACCTGAAGTTACTGTGACAGACGTTGTGGTAGAAGAAGGAACGGGGGAACCTAAGTCAGTACAAGCATTGGCTACTGATGAAGAAGGACGCCCTGCTATTGAGCCTGAAGTAGCCGTTGAAGAAGCACCTGCGGAAGAACCCAAATCTGCACCTGAAATTGACCTTGGTGAACAAATTCAAACCTTCAGTGATGCTTACCGTTCTATCTCTGGTAAGTTGTCACCAGATGCCCAAGCATCATACCGAGCAGCCTTACGCCACTTGAGCCAAGGTGAAGGAACACCTGCCGACGCTGAAACGATTGCTACCCTTATCTCACGCTTCTCATAAGGGGAACCCCTTGTAATCGTGCGTAAATCCTACGTATATATTACTAACTGTAAGGACGCTTGCTATGGCTATATTATGGGCATAAGCAAACGGAACCCTTTGCTATATTACAACTGAAACCTAAAATCTAAGGAGCTATAAAGCATGGCAGATATTAACAAGGCCGTCAATGACGCAAAAGCATTGGCGCAACAATTAGCACAACCTGAATTAGCAGGTGGTGACTTTGCAAAGTCTTTGACTACAGGTAACCAAGTCGTTACACCTGGTACTGATGGTGGAGCAGCGTTCCGTCGCCAAGACTTGGCTTCAGACGTTATCAACTTGACATGGGGTGACCGTGACTTCACTATCTTCAACTTGATTCCACGTGTTCGTACAACATCAACTGCATACGAATACACAGTTCAAACTGGTTATGGTGAATTTGGTTCTTCACGTTTCGTTCCTGAAATGGAAATTGCATCAATCAACGATATCGCTGTTGAACGTAAGTTTGCACCAGTTAAGATTATCTCTGACACTCGTCAAGCATCATTGTTATCAATGCAAGTGGACAACATCACGGACCCAATGGACCGTTTGACAGAAGCTTCAATGTTGACTGTTGCCAAGACAATCGAATATGGTATCTTCTACGGTGACGCTGATATGTCTGGTATCGGTGCTGGCCAAGGTTACGAATTTGATGGTTGGGAAAAGTTAGTTGACCCAGCAAACATCTTGGACAACGAAGGTCGTGTATTGACAGAACAAGACTTGAACGCCGCAGCAGTTAAGATTGCTGAAAACTTCGGTCGTGCTGACTCAGCCTTCATGCCAGTTGGTGTACAAGCATCATTCGTACAAAACCAATTGGGTCGTCAATGGGTTACACAAGGTACTGCTGAAAACGTTAACTCAGGATTCAACGTTCCTAAGTTCTACTCAGCTCAAGGTGCTATCGACTTGTACCCATCAACAATCACACGTTTGGACAAGATTTTGAACTTGAAAAAGCCTGTATCTTACAATGCCCCAGCAGCACCTGTCGTAACGGCAACTGTTGCAACAGGCGCAGGTAAGTTCCAAGACGCTGACTTGTTGGCAACTGCAAAGTATGCCGTTGTTATCCAATCAGATGGTTCAGGTGACTCAGCAGCTACATTGGTTGAAGCAACTGTATCTGACAAGAAGCAAGAAGTTACATTGGATGTTAACTTGGGCGTACAAATCATTGGTAAGCCTCGTAACATCGCTGTATACCGTTTGGACGCATTTTCAAACACATACTTCTTGGTTGGACGTGTACCATTCTACCAGGCTACTAACACAGCTGGTTCATTCCACTTGAATTTCGTGGACAAGAACGAAACAATCCCTGGTACTGCTGAAGTATTCATCGGCTCAATGGACAGGAACGTTTTGGCCTTGGCTGAATTGGACACTATGACACGTTTGCCTTTGGCAACTGTTAAGGCCTCAGTACAATTCACTGTACTTTGGCAAGGTACTATGGCACTCTTTGCTCCAGCAAAGGTTGCTATGATTAAGAACGTTAAGGGTCAAGTATTCTAACCTTCATTAATCTCACACCGGAGACCTAGCTAACGCTGGGTCTTTTTTGTACCCTATATTACTAACTGTAACTAGTTAAGAAATACCCTAAATGTAGTATAATGTATGGGTGGGTAACCAAATTAAAACAAAGAAAGTAGGACACTACACATGATTAAAAATGAAGCATATAAGAACCGTAAGGTTGCTACAGCATCAGGCAATGTGCACTTCAATGAAAAGGGGCATGGAAAGGGAGAAACAGCCCGTGCTGAAGAACTATTGGCACGATTGGATGGATTTGACCTGGTTGCGGAAGCTACTGTAGAAGAAGCCCCCGAAAAGGCCGAAGAAGCTCCCGTAGAAGAAGCTCCTAAAAAGGCATCAGCAAAGAAAGCCCCTGCTAAGAAATCTCCTGCTAAGAAGGCACCAGCAAAAGAAGAAGCTCCTGCTGAAGAAGAAGCTAAGTAATCAGGAAGAAGGGTAACCCATGATAAACTACCCCGTAAACGGGAAGCCCTACTCACAGGGTAATCCCCAACGTATCCAACCAGAGATGGTTAACGGGTACACACTAGAAGACTTCGGTATCAACGTGGATGCCGTTAAGGAACAGTTATTCGGGCTTAACGTTATTGACCCAACAACAGGAAAGGCCCTCCCTGACAAGTTCTATGAGAGCGCTCTTGAAGTAGGTACTGCGTGGGTCGAAAAAAGGTTTGATATCAAGATTCTCCCTAGGTTCGTTGTTGAGGAAAAGGATTTCAACCTGAATGAGGCCAATAGTTATCTCTACCAGAGGTTACTACAAAGGCCAATCCTTCAGGTAGAGGACTTCACGGTTAACATGTATGGACAAGGGTACATTAACTTCCCTTCCCGCTGGTGGAAGGTTGAATCACTTGGTGGTACTATTAACATAGTACCAGGATATGGTATGCAGTTTGCCAACTATCAGACATCAGGTAATGCGTTCGATATGCAAATGGGAAACACACTAGCCTTCAATGTGCTTCCTTATGGCCAGAGTGGCTCATATAGCCCACAGGCTTTCCATGTGAACTACATTGCGGGCATGTTACCACAAGCTCGTAAGGGCGTGGAAGAGGTCTGGGAAATGCCTGTGGACCTTCGTTGG